AGTGTGTGAGGTAAAGTCAACTGGCTATGCGCTTATAAGTTTACAGCAAATGTTTTATAAAATTTATTACCCAACAGAATTCTGGTATGTAAAAATAAAATATGCAGGAAGTGATTCAGATATCTATAAATATTCTGAGTGTGCTGTTAAGGATGGTGCAGTGGTAATGCTACCTCATGTCAATTACACAGCTAAAACAAGTATTCGTAAAATGGACGGAGAGAACGTTATACAGCAAGGTTTGAGTATTATTAAGGGTATCGGAGAAAAAGCCGCAGAAGCTATAGAAGAAGAGCGTAAAAAGGGTATATTCAAAGATTATGATGATTTTTACGATAGATGTAAGGGAAGGGCAGTAACAAGTAGGGTCATTGATATTTTAAAAGAACAAGGTGCATTGGAGTTCAAGAAGCAAAAGTATTTGAGTAGAGTAGTCAAATATAATAGCACTTTGATGGCGAGGTGAGAATGTGGCAAAGTCATATGAATAAGCGAAAGACAAAATAGAACAGGAATATAGCATATACATTGCAATCAAAGAAAATACACGAAACAAACGAAAGGGGAACGCAAAACAATGGAAGAAATTAAAGTAAATGATAACGTAAATCATCCGAGCCACTATGAAGGACACACAAGTATTGAATGTATTGATGCAATGATTTTAACATTCGGAGTAAAAAGGACAGCAGAATATTGTGTGCAAAATGCGTATAAATATATATGGAGACATGAAAATAAAAATGGTATAGAAGATTTGAAAAAAGCAGAGTGGTATCTTAATAAATTTGATGAACTCGTAATATGGTGTGAAACAAAGTTTTCTGCGGATGGAACAATCGAAATGAATTATCTGGAAATAGGACAGGTGTTGCGTGGAATGATTAAAACGGAAAGAAAGAAATATGAGGTAAACAAATGAAACAATTAAACAAAGAAGGAATTCTGAGATTATGTAATGAAATAGATAAAAAGGAAAAAGGTTCTGTATATAGTCTTGGAAGTAAATCGGATGCATTAAAAATTCCGAGATGGTCAACAGGACTTACAGACCTTGATAACATTATCGGTGGTGGTGTACCATGCGGAAGAACAATAGAAATTTTTGGTGCTGAGAGTGCAGGAAAAACAACACTTGCTTATCAGATGTGCGCTCAGCATGAAATGTGTTTAGATATTCCAATAGAAGGAACGTTCGATTCAGAAAGAGCAAAACTTTTTGGTAATAGACCAAAACAAATGTTAGTGTATAGAGCGAGATATGGAGAAAAGGCTTTTAACCGTGCAATTAGATTTGCAGAGGAAGGAATACCATTAATCGTTATTGACAGTGTACCATCCTTACAGCCAAAGGATGATATCGACAAGATAAGAAAGGCAGTCAACACTGATAGCGAACAGGAAATGAGAATTGGTGGTGTTGCAAGACTTATGGACAAGTATTTACCAACACTTGAGGATGTAATAGAACAAACGGGGACAACAGTTATTTTCATCAATCAGATTCGTGATAAAATGAACGCATTGCCGTTTGGTGACAATATTCAAACTCCAGGTGGTCATAAATTAAAACATAGTGCAAGTCTTAGAATACAGGTAGCACGAAAGGGATGGATTGAAATACCGAACCATAATCCATTCAATACAGAAGCGAAGGAAAGAATTGGTATCGTTATGAAAGTAAAAGTTGTAAAATCAAAAGTGTGTAATCCGATGCAGTCTTGTGAAATCCCTATGTTTTTTGAAAAGGGCTTCGTAGATTTTGCAGACTTAGATTCTACCAGAAAAGAAATTATGGAAGAACATAAAAAGAAGTATAAGGAAATGTTAGAGTAATGCATTTATATATCATAACGTTTTTGAGAACATACGAAAATAATAAAGTTGCAGAACAAGATTTTTATTGTTATGCCGAGACAAAACAAAAGGCAATCAATAGATTTTGTTCTACAACGGACATAAATAAATCTTTCATAAAAACAATTCGAGAGGTAGAATAATGGGATTGATTGACGATATTAAAAAAGAAGCAGATAGGAATGGAACAAAGCTACAGAGTACGGAAGAACAAAAGATAGAACAGTTATTGAACAGTTTGTTTTATTTGGATAAAAACATACCAGAAGAATTAAAGTTTTTGAAATCAGTTATGACAAGAGGTTCAGATACAACAGAGAGAAAAGGATTACACGCATCTGCCGTAATTGTATCTGATGATAAATTTTGTTATAGACAACAGGTGTTATCATTATTCTACAAACAGTTGCAGGGGGAACAAACAAAAGTAGGATTAAAAAGAATCTTCGCAGAGGGTGATGCTATTCACGAAAAGTGGCAGAGGTTGTTCATACGAGGTGGCTTGTGTGCGCCGTTAGACTGTGATTACAGCCGTTTTGACGAAGACTTTGACTTATCCTATACCCCGGATATAATATGCAAATTACCGGCAAATATGAGCCTTACAGAGCCATGTGACAAATGGGAAGAATATATTGTCGAGATTAAAAGTGTAAATACATACACATACAAAAAACAAAAGTATCATGCATCTGG